CCACCCCTGTTCCCCAAAAGGGCAAGTTCATAGTCGGCTGAATTGACAATTAGGTCATCACCGTCACCTGTTATGTTGACTGTGCCAGTGACATCCACGCCTGTGGCGGTAGTGGTCAGTTTGGTTGAACCATAATGGTTTAACTTAACTTCGCCGGTACTGCCATCACACTGAACATAAGCAACTGAACTACCAGAGCCATCATCGGTCTGTAAGAAAATATCTTTGTCATCAGAAAGATTACGAATAACTAATTCGCCAACAGTATTTAACACAAATGAATTTGTCCCATCGTGGTACAACTGCAAGTCAGACCCAGCACCAAACACGGCCTTGTCGTTGTCATCAAAGGTCAGGTCGCCAGCTAAAGCAGTATTCCCGCTTGCGTCTTGAAAGATGTACTTTTCAGCAGGAACGGTACAGAAAATAGTTTTGTCGCCAGCCGTCCAGTTAACCGCTGCATCAGAGTTTGTTGACTGCAAAATAGTGGTTCTAGCGAGAGTTGTACCAGAGGCTGTGTATGTGCCAATACCGATCTCAAAATCCGTGCCATCAGTACACGCATAATAAGTGGTATTGCCGTCACCTATTTCAGCAAAAGACTCAAAACCATCTTCCGCACCAGCAAGAGTATATGTCCCTGTACCAGTCGTGGCAGTGGTTTCTTTTACTCTGTCTTTAATAAGTAAAGCCATCTAAATACCTTTATGTTCTAGGTCTTTCAGGCAACCCTTTTCGGTAAGCGTCCGTGTTTTCTCTAGCTTCCGCTAAATCTTTTAAGCGCTGCATTTCTTGCATAAACCGTTGTTCGTACAACTGCATCATGTCGGCCTCTCCCTTCATGTACGTGTAGGCTTCCACGAGAGCACCGTAAAGGAGAGCGTTTGGAGCATTTTCACTTAACCACGTTAAAGGGCTAACTAGGGTTGTCGTAGTAGCAGTAGCTCCATTGGTCAGACCAGCAATGTTTTCGGTGACGCCATACGTTGTGCCGCTGCCTACGTTTGACGCTAAGAACCCGGCCCCAGATATGGTCTTCGGGGAAATAGTAACACTCGTATTATTAGGAACAGTAACAACTTGTGCCACGGTCCCACTAGTTGCCCCCGTTACATATTCTCCAGCTATAAAGGTGCCAACAGAAGCGCTATGGTTCAACGTGATTGTTGAATCCACTAAACTGGTCGGGCGATAATAATAGTGTAACTCTACGTCATAACTAGAATCCGGCGTCGGAGATACTATAAAATTATCTACATCAAAAACACCATAGTAACGAGGTAGACCTGTTGCGCCAGCATCTAAGGTGTATTGTTGCACAAAGTTTACATCTTTTATTTCTAAAAATCCCTGCGAACCGGCAGAAGTTATCTGAAAAGAAAACGAAGACAAGTAATCACTGGGAACACTTAGGTAAGGGTCGTCGGCATCTAGTGCCGCGGTAGCATTCTTACGAAAGAACTCCAAGTCGGCTAACGAATGTATACGATCTTCCACTCCGGTAATGAAGTTAGGAATGTTTGTTACAAAAGACGTTTCCGAGTTTTCGGTAAAGTCTTGAATAGCTGTCTTCAACTCTAGATATGTAAAACTCATTTAACTCACCAATGTCACTGGCCCCACGGTCGCATTTTCACCACCACCTCGTGTATTACCGGTTGTCGCGGTTCCTGATGCGGCGGTAAAGGTGTATTCATCCGTCGTAGTGACGGTGATAACATACCCTGAAGCATTTTCAATAGTTGCTTTAGTAAACCCATCAAATCCAAATACATTTCTAAACCTCACTGTATCACTGGTGGACCGGCCATGAGAGGGCTCAAAAACAGTTATAACCGCAGAAGCGGCGCTCCCAGAAGTGAAAGCGTTTGGAGTAAGAAGTCTCTCCACCGGAGGTTCAACTCTATCCGGTCGCGCATCTTTCAGAGCTTGAGCGTCCACAACTTTCCTAAAAGGCCCTAATTGAGGCTGCTTTGGCTCAAACTCATCCCGGCCAACCAAAAGACCGTTCCACTCTCGGCGCATATCCTTATAACGGTATCGCAGTCCGGAGCGGTCCGATATAGCAAACGAGTTTTTTCCGACGGCAAATCTAGACATTAGCCTGTCCTAAAGTATTGAAACTGCGGAACCACATTAAAGGAAGCCCTATCCCGATCTTCCGTCATAGCCCTTTCAAGCTCTTCTTCATAAACCGCTTTTAATAGCTGAACTCTGTTTGGCGCTCTTTTTATAGATAAATAGTAAGCCAGCCCCGCTGCTAAACAAGGGTAAAAACGAAACGGGACTTCCATTGTATTTACCAGCTTATCCGCATCTTCCATCCGGGTTAGAGCATCATAATACACCACGTCTGTGCTATTCTCCGGCACGGGCCATAGTTTTAAGCGCGGCGTGATCTGCCTATCCAAAAAGAACTGAGTTGGGCGGCCTTCCGTTGTTTTAGTGGGAATAGATAAATAGTCATCCCGACTAAGGCGCTCTAGCGCATAATCAGTCCCGCTACGGCGTACAACAACAGATAAGACGTCTATTATGTCGGAAGTTAGGTCATAGTCACCCGTGCTTTGTGTCAAAGCTTGAGATCGTTGAGCTATTGTCCACTGGTTTAAACCACGGTTTGCCCATTCTGCTAGCATCAGGTTTATAGAACGTCTTGCCGTCTTATAGTCGTAAGAAGTCCTAACTTCTAAGCCGCAGCGCTCAAAAGCCTCTTCAATGTAATCTGCTACATCAAGTTCAAAATCTAGACTTCCTGAAGTTGCCATAACTTACTTCTTTCTTACCATACCGCCGCCGCGCATTTTCTTAACCATACCGCCGCCGCGCATTTTCTTGACCATACCGCCGCCGCGCATTTTCTTAACCATACCGCCGCCGCGCATTTTCTTAATTTTACGAGGTTTCATTGCCACTTTTCAATCTCCTATATAAATTAGTACGCTTTTGAAAGATATGCGCTGCATCGTACTCTTCTAAATACCGGTCATAATACCCTTTTTCTACAAGTTTGTCTGCTGCTTCCTGCACAGTAGACAGGGGCTGAACAAAAATCATAGCGTATTCGTCTTCGACAAGCTGCATAAAAGAGTTGTCATCAATAAAGTCGTTCGGCTCATCCTGTGGGTGAAAGCCCATTAGCCATATATCTCGGTTAATAAAAAAACCTCTAGAAATGACTTCGTTTAACCCCTCCAGATACTCGTGAAACTCGTCTGGGTCAGCTTGGAAATTCATGTCCACGATAATAACTAAGTCAAAAGTGTCTTCCCACTGGGATATTGTACTATATAAAGACTGGTAGCTGTCTTCGTATTTAAACAATATAGCTACCTTGTTATCTGTCCACGCTTTTTGCGCGTAGGGGCACGGGGGTAAGTTGTTATAAAAGGGATTTGGCTTCTGTAAAGTATGCGCTGACCACGCGGCTATCTCGTCGCATATCTCTTTTTCTTTATCTATGTAAAAAGCCGTAGCAGTCATATCTAAGATACCGATCCTTTTGTACGTTTCCTGCGGTTAGACATAACTGTCCCGCAGCCTCTGGCTACTACAGTTCCGGGGACTTTTTTGCCCGTAAACGGTCTCTTAGCCGTGGTGGAATACCCCGCAACTCCGCCAAGAGCCATCTTGGAGACTTTTGCAGCCGCTGTATTAGAAACAACGGTTTTTCCTTTTGAGCCTTCACGCTTCTTTTTACGCGCTGTTGAAGCTCGTTCAGCTTTTGATAAACTTTGAGCTTTACGTCTAGGAAGGCAACGGTCAGGGTTACGCTTATCTTTTGACGTACCACATGCGCCCGAAATGTTGCCCGAGCTATCAATTCTGACCCAATCCTCATCTAACCACTCCTGTAATTTACCCATTATTTACCCTTTCTTTTGCCACCTTTAGACTTTTTGGCGTAGTTAGGGTCTTTACAATATTTTGAGGCGGCGAGATTTGCGTATGCACTCGGATATGTGTCAAACGTGCGCTTTGCCCACGCCTTACCTTCAGGGCATATAGTGCCGCCCTTCTTCATTTTAACAACGCCGCCTTTAGCCATTTTTCTAACGGAACAAGCGCCTGCGCCTAAATTAACTCGTGTCATGTCAACACCGCCACTAATGCTATTACCGTCGCCGCAAGTTGCAGAGCAATGCCGCCAAGGATAGCCCAGACCTTTATATCCAGACGGTCTATGTCCTTTTGCATATGAGCAAGATGGTTGGTTTCCAACCGATGTAAAACGGCCTGAATAACCTCGACCTTCTTGTCTAGTTCTGCAACTGTTGGCTTGCTCATTTTAACACTTCCACCTTTTACGTGCCTGTCTCAAACGGCTGTTTGGGTCTTTCGCCGCTTTAGGAAACTTTTTCATTTGTCCCGCAGAACGCGCACAGAAAGACTTACGACGCTTTGCATCCTTACTATCTTTTTTGACCTTGCCTGTTACGGCGGTCTTCAACTTTGAGCCGGGGTTTGCCTTCCTATATGCGGCTACTCCAGCTTTAGTCATCCCCGCTCCTTTTTCAGTAGGGCGGAAATTCTTCTTGTTGCGGGGGGGCATTTTGGCTTTTTTACGTTCAGCCATTACAAAGCATTCCCGTTGTCGATTAACACGCCATTAAAGGAGGCAGATATTGCGTTAGCTTGGTTTTTATTACAAATAGCCCGCACCTCAACGTCCGACTTTTCTGTCACTTTAATAGGATAGGCAAATGGGTAATAAACCTGACTTTCGACAACATCTACCTTAACCTGCGTCCTAAATACGCCGCCAAAAGGCTTTACTAAAAAGCGCACAGTCATATATACGCCACCAGATGTCCCAGTGCCGTGTGTGGCAATGCCTTCGTTA